GATGAGATGGCTGACGTTTATCAAGCAGATAATTTTGTTGTTACAGAAAAAGGTAATAAAACAACAATTAGAGAAGTAGATGATCCTGATAGACCTGGTTATAGAGAAAATCAAATAGAAATAGAAGTGGACCCTGAGACCGGAGGCGTGACTTACAATGAAGCAAGCGCAAGACCTGATATGGATGGCAAGCTTAAAGATGTAGACGAATACATTGAAGACTATGATTTAGAAAACATGAGAAAATATACTTATGACGAATAAGTATCCAAAAAAACACTTATTGCCCCCTGAAGCCGGACCCACGCCTCAGGGCTTGAATATTAACTATAATACTGTTAAAACAGTCAAACAATCTGGAGAAAAAATAAATGGCGGATATAGACAAAGCACTTCCAAACGAGGTCAGAAAAGAATTTGAAGTTCCTGGTGAAGAGGAAATAAAAGAACTAGCATTAGAAGAAGTTGAACAAGAAGAAGGATCTCCTGAACCTGTTGACATTCAAGAAAATGAAGATGGATCAGTTGATATTGATTTAGATCCACAAGCTGCATCACCAGAAGGTGGTGACGAGCATTACGCAAACCTTGCAGAATTTTTACCTGATGATGTGTTAGGTAGATTAGGTTCAGACTTAAATGGTAAGTATATGGATTATACTTCATCAAGAAAAGAATGGGAGCAAGCTTATATTCAAGGTCTAGACCTTTTAGGTTTTAAATACAATAACAGAACAGAACCTTTTCAAGGAGCAAGTGGTGCAACTCACCCTGTACTTGCTGAAGCAGTCACTCAATTTCAAGCATTAGCTTATAAAGAATTATTACCATCAGGTGGTCCAGTTAGAACTCAAGTAATGGGTTTAGCTACACCGGAAAAAACACAACAAGCAACACGTGTTAAAGATTTTATGAATTACGAAATTATGGAGAAGATGAAAGAGTATGAACCAGAGTTTGATCAAATGTTATTTAATTTGCCACTCGCAGGTTCTGCTTTTAAAAAAGTCTACTATGATGATATGGAACAAAGAGCAGTATCAAAGTTTGTTCCAGCAGATGATTTAATTGTTCCGTACACAGCTACCTCATTAGATGATGCGGAAGCAATTATTCATCGAATAAAAATTTCAGAAAACGATTTAAGAAAACAACAAGTAGCAGGATTCTATAGAGATATAGATTTAGCTAAACCAGATAGTACAGACTCTGATATCTTAAAAAAAGAAAGAGAGTTAGAAGGTACATCTAAAACTCAAGACGAAGACGTATATACATTATTAGAATGTCACGTGGATTTAGACTTAGAAGGTTTTGAAGATTCTGATCCAGAGACTGGTGAGCCCTCAGGAATTAAAATACCTTACATCGTAACTTTAGAAGAAGGGTCACGAGAAATTTTATCTATTAAAAGAAACTATGAAGTAGGTGATCTTAAAAAATCTAAGATACAATATTTTGTACACTTTAAATTTTTACCAGGACTAGGTTTTTATGGTTTTGGTTTAATTCATATGATTGGTGGATTATCACGTACTGCAACAAGTGCACTTAGACAACTATTAGATGCAGGAACTTTATCTAACCTACCAGCAGGTTTTAAACAACGTGGTATTAGAATTAGAGATGATGCACAATCAATTCAACCTGGTGAGTTTAGAGATGTAGATGCACCTGGTGGAAATTTAAGAGATTCATTTATGATGTTACCATTTAAAGAACCATCACAGACTTTGTTAAGTTTAATGGGTGTTGTAGTTCAAGCAGGTCAAAGATTTGCTTCAATTGCAGATTTACAAGTTGGCGATGGAAATCAACAAGCAGCGGTTGGAACTACAGTCGCTTTATTAGAGCGTGGTTCTAGAACTATGTCTGCGATTCACAAAAGAATTTACTCAGCTTTGAAAAATGAATTTAGAATCATGGCTAGAGTATTCAAGTTATATCTACCACAAGAATATCCGTATGATGTAGTTGGGGGTCAAAGAATGATTAAACAACAAGACTTTGATGAACGGGTAGATATATTGCCAGTTGCTGACCCTAACATTTTTTCTCAAACACAGCGTATTTCCCTCGCGCAGACGGAACTCCAACTGGCACAATCAAATCCACAAATGCACAATTTGTATAATGCATATAGAAATATGTATGAAGCATTAGGTGTAAAAGATATTGATCAAGTATTAAATAAACCAATGCAACCTATGCCTAAAGATCCAGCTTTAGAACACATTGATGCTTTAGGTGGAGCACAGTTTCAAGCGTTCCCTGGTCAAGATCATAGATCACATATCACTGCACACTTAAATTTTATGGCAACTAACATGGCTAGAAATAATCCAATGGTTATGGCAAGTTTAGAGAAAAATATTTTTGAACATATTAGTCTCATGGCGCAAGAACAAGTTGAATTAGAATTTAGAGATGAGATGCAACAGCTACAACAAATGCAAATGCAGGCACAACAGAACCCACAAATGGCTCAACAGATGCAAATGCAGATGCAACAGATGACACAAAAAATTGAAGCTAGAAAAGCTCAACTAGTTGCAGACATGATGGAAGAATTTATGAAGGAAGAACAAAAAATTACTTCACAATTTGACAATGATCCAATTGCTAAACTAAGAGCAAGAGAGTTAGACCTTAGAGCACAAGAAAATGCTAGAAAAGAAAAAGAATCTAAAGACAGAATGGACTTAGATAAGATGAAAGCAATAATGAATCAAGAAAATCAAGAAGATAAACTTAAACAAAACGAAGAATTAGCAAATTTAAGAGCTGATACATCAATTGAAAAGACAATTTTAGGAAAAACACTACCTAGTTCTGATTCAATGATGCCAAATATTGAAATCATGCGTAAAGGTTAGTGACAAAAACTAAAAAAGAAGTTAAAATAACATAACTAAGGAGAAAATATGGAAAAATTAGATAAAATTGTTGAGATCCCGTCAGAAGACAAGATGAATCTTGAAATCGACCCAAGATCTAAAACAACAGCTGATGGTTCTTTCAATTACATCGCTAAAGGCGAAGAAGTTGAAGTTAGAGGAACTAAAAGAATGCTGAAAGAGAAGTCTAAAAAAGCTAGGTGGATCTAAATGTGGTTTTCGGCAATTAAATTAGCCGTATCTGCTGGAAGTAAGATTTACGCTAACAAACAAAAGACTAAAATAGCAATGTCTGATGCACAACTAATGCATGCGTCTCGTATGGCCGAAGGAAAAGAAGCTTACCAGGGAAAACTTTTAGAAGCACGTCAATCGGACTGGAAGGACGAGGCCGTTTTGATAATTTTAAGTTTGCCCATAGGAATTTTGGCATGGGCAGTGATATCGGATGATCCAACAGCGATGGATAAGGTAAAATTGTTTTTTGATATGTTCTCTACGCTCCCGTCATGGTTTACAAATCTTTGGATTCTTGTCGTTGCGAGTATTTATGGTATAAAGGGTACACAAATTTTTAAAAATAACGGAGGAAAAAAATAATGAGAAGATTTTATAATAATGGAACAAGTTTTATAGAAACAATAACTAAAGGTACGCCGATTGGTGGAGTTGGAAGTATTATTAAAAAAATAAAAAAAAATAAAGAAGATAAAAAATCTAGAAATCCAGATCCTAAAACACCTAAGATGATGGATACGAAAAAAGAAAAAAAAACTTCTTTCACTTCTTCTGAAAGAAGAAGTGAAAAGGATAAATCATGAGAAAAAAATTTAACAAAGGAACAACTTTAACTAAAGCACAAAAAACTTTACCAGAGGCATTAAAGAAAAAAATTTTAATGGCTAAAGGTAAAAAGAAAAAGAAGCCAGGTGAAAAATCACCTATAGCTAAACTAGTAAGGAAAGTATAATGGCTAAACTCTGTGCAAAAGGCAAAGCAGCTGCCAAGAGAAAATTTAAAGTGTACCCTTCGGCGTACGCTAACATGTATGCATCAGGAGTTTGTTCAGGTAAAATTACACCAGGTGGTAAAAAAGGTAGTCGTAAAAAAGCTGCTATGGGTGGTTTGATGGCAGGCATGACTAGAAAAAGAAGAGTCGGTTGTGCGTAGTCATTTTGCAGAAGGAGGTTTAAGAAAATGGGTAAAAGAAAAATGGGTAGACATTGGAGCTCCGAAGAAGAATGGAAAATATCAACCATGCGGGAGGTCAAAAGGCTCAAAGAGAAA